CCAAAGACACGTGCGACTCACCAATGAGGATCTGGCGCCAGTAAGACTCACAAACCTTTTTATCGAAGTGTTTGTAAGTTGTTAACAGACCCCCTAAGATCCTCCTTGGGTCACGACAGAACTTTGGCCCAACAGGACCGTGGTAAATTCTTGAGCGACAAAACTCCAAACCGACAACATTTTCCGGACCAAGAATCTCCAACTCCTGTCCTGACGCGAGAAAATGCTGCTCGAAGGCAGTTTTGTCTAAAACTATACACCGTTCAACAAACACCAAAGCGTCATCACCATCACAAAGATAGCTCCACTTCCTGTTGTTGCCCAACATTCCGCGCATACAACTCTCTATCAAGCCCATCATTATAAAATGATTGCCCAACGAGGTGTTGAAGTCGCCAGAACACCGACTCGACAGCGTATACTTAAGGCCACCAGCTGAACTGCACTTGGAGTTGAGTTGCCAACGCATAGCTTCTCTAAATTCAGGGTCATTGAAAACGTATTTGTACACTTTCTGTTCTTGAAGTAGAGTAAACTTGTTGACATGCCCATCGAACCTTTTACAATCCAACCTGTAAACCACACAATCCTTAACCATGTCCACATGTTGTTGCACGACCGCGGCTCTTTCAGACAAATTCAATCCTTTGAGCGTGACTCTGATACCAAACCGTTTATACTTAGCAAGCTCTTTCTCAATCGGTGCCAATTTACACCCGACCACCAAATTGTAAATGGGCTTGCGTGGATGAATTAAGCGGGGGTCAGGAATCTTCCCACAAAGATCGTAACCGTTGTCAAAGTCAAGCACACGTTCCATCTTAACAAATGATGAGACGTGGCTGTCTGCGTGTACCAAACCTCTGGTGCGGTACAATTCAGACGCTCTAGTGTAACGTTCTTTGAGAGCCCCGGTGTACCCTGCAATGAATTGCTCGTGGGTTTTCTCAACAATAGCACGTTTAGAGAGCCAGGTGCCAAACCTATCCATTTGAGCACTAAACGCACCTCGCATACGATCGTAAGCATGCCCTTGAGGCATTGGAAACCTAAGATCAT